GGTTTTGTCCGGCCGTGGGGGCGGGGGCGGGTTGGGTTTTGTCTTTGCCGAAGTATTTGTCGAAGAGTTTGGCAAAGATGCCTTCGGCGCGTTCTTCGTTGATGGTGACAGGTTGGTCTTTTTCTTCGGGCTGAGTGCTGTCGGTCATGGCTTGGCTTTCGCAGTAGGTGGAGAGTCGGATTTTTCGGGCGTCGGCCAGTGCGCGCCCTGCGGTGTAGTTGGCGGTTGTGCCGAGGCTGGCGGGGTCGTCGGTAACGGCGAGGCCGACGAGGTAGGCTTTGCCGGTGTCGGCAAATTCGGGGTCTATTTCCATGCTGGTATAGACTTTTTTGCCTTTGTCCCACAGCTCTTGCAGGGCGGGCAGGACGGACAGGCGGGCGAGCAGGCAGGTTTTGTCGTTGTCGGCAGGCCATGGGGCGGTTTTGAGTTCGAGCACGTCGCCGTAGCCTGCGTAGTCGGGCAGGAAGAAGCGGATGTGTTCTAGGTTGATGCGTGCGCCGTAGATGCTGCGGTTGTAGCTTTCGGCCATTTGGTTGAGGTGTTCGGCGGATATTTTTCGGCCGTCGGCGGTGGCGCCGGAGACGCCGATGATGCGCCAGTCGGTGATGGTGGTTTGGGCGTTGTCGCTCACGTCTGCTCCCACGTTGTCGGATTTTGGGAATGTTTCCACGGGTCGGGGCAGACGGCAAAGGGGCGGCGGTGTTGGGGGGCTTTTTCAGTACCGCCGCAGCGGGGAGGGGGCGGGGTTTCGCGTCATGATTGCGCTTTGTTTTGGACAAGGTGCTTTTTTATGGCCGCTGATTTGGTTTCGGGTGCTCCGTTTGCGGGCAATGTCGATCCGCGCCTGCAGGCGCGCGTTTTGTTTTGGCAGGGCTGGCGGATTTCGGATATTGCGCGACTGCTCGGCTTGAAGCCGACGGTTGTTTATTCGTGGAAGACGCGGGACGGCTGGGAGGGCGGGGAGCCTTTGCAGCGGGTGGCGGCAAGTGCGGAGATGCGGCTGCATTTTTTAATCAATCAGCCGAAGAAGTCGGATGCAGACTATAAGGAGATTAAGCAGCTGACGGGTCTGCTGTCGGGCGGGAGGCCGTCTGAAAGGCCGTCCGAACGGAAGCGGCCGGAGGAATCGGGGCGGGGGTTTGACGATGTGCCGACCATCGACCGGCCGCCGCGCGAGCCGCGCGAACGGGTGCGCAAGGTGGAGAAGGCGCAGCCGAACTGTTTCTCGCCGGAGCAGGTGGCGCGGGCGCAGGAGATTTTCCGCGAGCAGTTGTTCGGTTATCAGGAGGTGTGGCTGAACCAGCGGGTGCGTTTCCGCAATCTGCTGAAAAGCCGTCAGATCGGGGCGACGTTTTTCTTTGCGCGGGAGGCGTTGGTTGACGCGCTTTTGACGGGGAAGAACAAGGTGTTTTTGTCGGCTTCGCGGCGGCAGGCGTTTCAGTTTAAGCAGTATCAGATTGATTTGGCGCAGATGGTGGGCGTAGAGCTGAAGGGGGACAGCATCCGTTTGCACAATGGGGCGGTGCTGTACTTTTTGGGGACGAATTCGCGCACGGCGCAGTCGTATCACGGGGATTTGTATGTGGACGAGTATTTTTGGATTCAGGATTTTGAGGAGCTGACGCGGGTGGCGAAGCCGATGGCGTCGCAGAAGCAGTATCGGATTACTTATTTTTCGACGCCTTCGAGTACTGCTCATCCTGCCTATCCGTTTTGGACGGGCAGCCGTTTCAATGAGGGGCGGCCGAAGGCGGAACATGTGAAATTCGATGTGTCGCACGCGGCTTTGTCGGGTGGGCGTTTGTGTGAGGACGGGCAGTGGCGGCAGATTGTGACGCTGGACGATGCGGAGAAATCGGGCTGCACGCTGTTTGACCGGCGGCAGTTGGAGTTGGAAAACTCGCCTGCGGAGTTTCGCCAGCTCTTTATGTGTGAGTTTGTGGAAGACGGGGACGGGGTGTTTTCGTGGGCGGATTTGAAGCGCTGCCAGGTGGACAGTTGGGAGCTTTGGGGAGATTTTTACAAGCCGCTCGGCCTGCGTCCGGCGGGGGATTTGCCGGTGTGGGTGGGTTATGACCCGGCGTTTTCGGGGGATGCGGCGGGCTTGGTGGTGGTGCTGCCGCCGCGCCGCAACGGGGACAAGTTCCGCATTTTGGAACACAAGCTGCTGCGGGGGGATGATTTCGAGCGGCAGGCGGACGAGGTGCGCACTTTGCTGGGGCGGTATAACGTGCAGAAGGTGGTGGTCGACCGCACGGGGCTGGGGGAGGCGGTGTTCCAGTTGGTCGGAAAGTTTTTCCCGCGTGTGATCGGGGTGAATTACAGCTTGGCGGAAAAATCGCTGATGGTGAACAAGATGTTGTCGCTGCTGCGTGCGGACAGGGTGGAGTGGGATTCGGACTGTAAGGATATTACGGCGGCTTTTCTGAATATCCGGACGTTTACGACGGCGGGCGGCCGGGTGAGTTATGAGTCGGCGCGCACGGAGGCTTCGAGCCATTCGGATGTGGCCTGGGCGGCGATGCAGGTGTTTTATCAGGAGCCGTTGGACGGGGTGCCGCAGGCACTCGGGACGGTGGAAATTTATTAGGCCGTCTGAAGGGTTTCAGACGGCCTGCGGGGAATCAGATGAATTGTTCGAGCTCGGAGAGGGTGTCGTTGAAGTGGAGTTCTTGTTTGTGCAGCAGCCAGTAGAGTTTTCCTGCGTCGAGTGTGGCGCTGCCGCATTCGGCCAGGATGTCGACGATGGCGGAGAAGGCGTTGAGGTTTTCCATGTAGCAGTCGTAAACGGCGGCTATTTCGCTGCGCGGGACAAGAGCGGCTTCGCTGTCGGCGGTTTGGTTGAGGTTGAGGGTGATGTTGTTGCTGATGTTCATGGCGAACTCCTTAGGTTTAGGTTTGGGATGACCCGAATGGGTCGGGGTTGTCCTACGTCCTAAGAACGCCGGGGCGTTGCCGCTACCCGCAACCCCGTTAAGGGGAGATAAGGCCGTCTGCAACGTCCTTACGGGAATTTCGGATGTGAAAAAACGCGCAACAGGCGCGGTGCTGCTTAGGAAGTAGGAAGCGCGGATACTACGCGCGGGGATTTTTTTTGTAAAGTGTTTTTTAGGAGTGTGATTATGGTTGATGCAGAAGTGTTCGGTTTTGAAGACAGGGACGGGGAATTTAATGTGTTCGATTTCCTTGGTTGCGCGAACAACGGGCTTTATTATGAGCCACCGGTGAATTTGCTGGACTTGGAGCGGCTGCTTAAGCGGGGTGTGCATCATGCGAGTGCGCTGCGGGCGAAGATTAATATTTTGAAGGTGACGTTTGTGCCGACGGGGTATTTGAGCCGTTCGGAGTTTGAGAAGCTGGCTTTTAATTTTTTAGTGACAGGAAACGGTTATTTGGAGCTCGTCCGCAATCGGGCGGGCGGGGTAATGCGGGCGGAAAACCGGTTGGCGGTGTATATGCGCAGGTCTTCGGATTTGCGGGACTTCGTGTATCTGCGCAATAACTGGGGCTCGAAGTTTGAGCGGCTGCCGGGGCGGGATGTAGTGCATATCATGGAGCCTGATCTGCGGCAGGAGATTTACGGTGTGCCCTATTATTTGGCTGCGCTCTCGAGTATCGAACTCAATTCTGCCGCGACGAAATTCAGGGTGCGCTATTACCGCAACGGCTCGCACGCGGGGTTTATTCTGTATGCAACGGACGACAAGATCGATGAGGCGGGCTGGGCACTGGTGAAGCAGGAGTTGCGCAAGGCCAAGGGCGGCGGCAATTTCAATAATCTGCTGCTGCGTGCGCCGAACGGCAACCCCGAAGGGGTGAAGCTGATTCCGATTGCGGAGGTGGGTGCGAAGGATGAGTTTCTGAATATCAAGGGGGTGAGCGCGGAGGATATGATGGCCGCCCACCGCGTGCCGCCTGCCTTGATGGGGATTGTGCCGAAAGCCACTAGCGGATTGGGCGATGCAATCACGGCTGCAAAGGTGTTCGCTCGCAATGAGGTAGCGCCGTTGCAGCAGACTTTCCTCGATGTGAACGACAGGCTGGGGATTGAGGTGTTCCGCTTCGATGAATATGTGGTGGAGCGGTCGGACGCGGCGGCGTAGGACGGCCGCAGCACAAAAAGACAAGCAGCAGCATGGCAACGCCGTGCCGCTGCTTTTTTCGTTCGGATTCGGCGCACCTGCCACGCCGCTCGCGCTTCCCTCCCGCCCCCGCAGCTCTAAAAATACGCTTTTTTTCACGCATCGGCTATCACAGCCCCAGCCCTTTAAATATCAACATTTCCGCTGTTTTTTTGCCACGCAATAATTACGCAAAATTCGGCACGTTTACGCAAAATCCAACCAAACTACACGCGCCGATAAAACAATAAAAAAGAGGCTTTCCGCCACTCGTTTTGTTCTACATTGGGTTTTTATATTTAATAAAAACAATATATTATGCAATGAAATTTTAATAGAAATGTAGACGAGAAAACACTATAATTATTTGATACGGCTTAATTTGCGGATAGACTCATAATCCCTTGGTCGTGGGTTCGAACCCCACCGGACCCACCAAATTTATCAAGATTATTCAATCAGTTAATCTTCATCGTTTGATGTTCTAAGCTTTGTCTGTTTTCGACTTTGGCAAAAGTTTGGACTAAACCGATTCCGGCCGATATATTGGAATCGATTAAACGGGCGTGTTGTGATAGGTGTTCTGGTGCAAGGTGGGCATACCTCTGCACCATTTCGACGCTTTCCCAGCCGCCCATTTCTTTTAGCGCGGCCAAGGGTGTGCCGTTTTGCACCAGCCAGCTTGCCCAGGTATGACGCAGGTCGTGCCAGCGGAAATCTGTTATCCCTGCTTTATCCAAGGCCTCACGCCAAACCCTGTTGCTGATCGCTTTGACTTTCCCGCCGCCGCTGTGTGTGAACACATAGTCGCTGACGCGCGGCCTGTCCATCAATACCTGCATGGCGGTTTGGTTGAGCGGTACGCCGATTGCTTTGCCTGCTTTTGCTTGGTCGGGGTAAATCCACGCTACTTGCCGCCGTAGGTCTATCTGCTCCCATTTGAGGTTGAGGACGTTGGCTTGTCTCAACCCTGTGGCAAGCGAGAAGATGACCAGGTGTTGCATGTAGGGCAGGTTGTCCAGTGCGTTGACCAGCCGTTGCGCTTCTTCGGGATACAGCCAACGGATGCGTTTTTTCGGCTCTTTGTGGAGTTTGAGTTTGGGGGCTTTGTCCAGCCAGTTCCATTCGTTCACGCATTTGTTGAGGATGGCGCGTATCAGGGCGAAGTAGCGGTTTTTGGTGCTGCCAGAGCAGGTTTTGCGGTTGACGACGCTGTGGATTAAATCTCGGCTGATGTCTTCCAGCAGCAGTCCGCGCAGTTCGGGCAGTAGGCGGATTTTGATTTTGTCGCTGTCCAGGCTTTTTTTGCCTTGGTTTTCTTGCAGCCAGCGGATGCAGGCTTCGTCCCACAAATGCTTCGGCTTTTCCCCTAGTTTCTCTTGCCGCCAAAGTTCGTGCTTCAGTTTGTCGTGCAGTTCTTGGGCTTCGCGCCGGTCGCTTGTCCCAGCAGTACGTCTAAATCTTTTACCGCTTGGTGTACAAAGGGATATTTGCCATATCCCGTGCTTGTTGAGGTGGATTGACATTGTGCTTTACTCCTTTTGTCAATCGCCGCTTGCTCACGTTCATTTTGCTTGGCGGCGATGTAGTTTTCAAGTGCTTTTTCGGTAATCACCCACGCACGGCCTGCCTTGAAGGCGGATATTTCGCCGGAATGGCACATTTGCCGTATGGTGGTATGGTGGCAGTTGAGCACTTGTGCTGCTTGTTGAATGTTGTAGGTCTGCATTGCATATTTCCTTTACGCTACCTGTTTTTTCCGCTTCCGGTGCGCTTCGGCATCTAATATCGGCTCTGATTCTTTGATGGCGCGGGCGTTTGTTGGCGGCCATTATTTATTTACTCAATGTTAATTGACAAAGAAATAAATTGAATTTACCGGTGGTCGCCTGCCGATACCTTAACCACGGCACACCCGTCTGCAATAAAAGCGTGAAACTTCTCGCCTGTAATCGGGCTTTCGGCCAACGGGGTCATGGGCAGCAGGACTTCAATCAGGTCGCAGAAACGGGGGAAGTCGCAACCGAATTTACGCTCCAGGGCACTGTCCAAATCCAGCGTGAACTCTTCTTCCCTGTTGCGGTTTCCGGCTTGAATCCAAGGCACAACCAAGCCAGCTCTTCCTGTTCGTATTCGTCAAGCATTTTCACACCTCCTGGGTTAAGATTTTGATTTGCGAAATGACGGTTTCTACATCGTATTTTGTGTCGGTGACGAGTTTTAGGCACTCTTTGACGGCAAACTCGTAATCTAGGTCTTCCAAGGCTTCCCGGAATAAACCATCCATGTATTCCAAGTCGCTTAGGATGCGTTCCAGTCTGGTTTTCTTTTCCATTTTTACTCCTCAAAAGCGCTGCCTTGCGGACAGAGTGGTAAATGTTGCCAATGGGTTACAGGGTACACGTCGTCATACAGCCAGTCGGCGAAGTCTGTGCATGAAGTGGTGGTTCCGCATAAACACCATTCCGCGCCGACTTCCTCTGTTTCGGTGGCGTCCGATTCGCATAATACGAACAGGCCGTATTCAAACCGACAGTTGCGCCACCAACCGCCCCATACGGGGGTGTCCAAGGGCGGCAGGCCGTCTTGGGTGCTTATCCAGCCCCTGGCCTTGCCCATCCACGCCTGCCATCCATCCTGCACATGTTGCAGGCAATAAGTGCCGGATGGATATTTGCTAAACGTCCGCCCGTGTACAGGGGTGGGCAGATAGGTTTCTGTGTACCACTCCTCAAACGCCTTGCGCTCTTGTTCGATTTTTTCAGGTGTCATTGCAGCTTTCCTTTTATTTCCTGTTTGATTTTTCCGATTGCCCGGTATGGTTTCCATGTCCCTTCTTCCATTCTGCGGATGCCGACGATGTGCATATCAACATTTCCTTCGGCCAGCCGGCAAAATTCAAGGGCGGTGGTGTAGTCGGAGTATGTCGGGCTGATTTGGTAGCGGGTATTGCCAAGGCGTTTCCAGTGCCGTTTGTCCTCGTACCAAATCCCTTTTTGTTTGTCGTGTACCAGCCCGCGCCGTGCCTCTTCTTCGGCGCGGGTTTTGCCGAAAACGGCGAACATTATTTAACCGCTTCTTTCAGGGGCTTGCCCGGGCGGAATCTCGGTTTTTTGGTGGCGGGAATGGTCAGCGTCTCGCCTGTCTGCGGGTTGCGGCCTTGACGTTCGGCACGCTCCGAAACGTGGAAAACACCGAAACCGACAATGGATACCTCGCCGCCATCGGCCAATTGCTGCTTGATGGTGTCAAATAAGGCGTTAATCACTTTTTCCGTTTTGTGGTCGCTCAAGTCTGCTTGTGCGGCAACGGATTTGACTAATTCGGTTTTGTTCATTTTTTTGCTCCTAAAGGTTTTAAATGCGGCAAACCGTGCCGCGCGGTTGGTTTATTGCCTATTAAAACCATGCGTTCATTCTATGTCTCCTCTGCAGATGGCGTTCAACACGTCGGCGTGGGCTTGGGCGGCTTCTTCGGTCAGGCGGTGATGGGTGCACTGGACAATAACGATACGGCGCGAGCGCAGGCTTTGTTGGAGCGTTTCCGCCCGGCGATGGACGCGGAGACGGCGGCGCGGCTGGATAAGGCTTTGCAGGGTCAGCGCGACGATGAGGCGGCGCACGACGGGGCGCAGGCGGTGATTAACGGCGTTAAGGACGACGGTTCGATTGATGTGGTGATTCCGTTGGGCGGCAGTACGGGCAAGGGCGGGATTTTCCGCGCGGAATCGGCTTCGCACCATTCGATGAACGGCGAGAAAGGGCTGAACTTCGATTCAATGACGACGGAGGATGTGCAGCAGGCGCAGAAAAAGCATGAGGGCGCGGGCGGCGCGACGGGGGCGGCGGGGCTGTTCCAAGTGATGCCCGCAACGCTGAAAGAGGCGGTACGCAAGGGGAAAATCCCTGCCGATATGCGCTGGACGCGGGACAACCAAATCAATGTGGTGGGCGTGTATCTGCTGTTTGATAAGCGTGCTGATTCCGTCGGCGCGTATTTGAGCGGCAAGAGCGGCGACCGGCACGCGGCGCAGGAGGGGATGGCGGCGGAGTTTGCCGGTTTCAAACGGCCTTCGGGTTCAGGGGCGTATGACGGGGTGCAGGGCAATCGGGCGACGGTGTCCGCCGACGAGGTGGGCGCGGCTTTGGACAAGGCGCGGGAAGCCTACCG